AGACCAAGGTTGCGGCGGTAGGTGAATATGGTTTATATAGTCCTACTGGATTATTCACCTATGACCCAGCAATTTCCGCATCTACCGCATCATCACCAGGCGCGTTCCAAAACCCTACTAATGCCAACGCAGTTCCACCATCTTCAGCAACAACGGGTACAACAGGAACGACAGTTACTACTACAAACCCAAATTTACAAAATACTGCACAAAGCCCATTAATATTAACTGATAAAACATCAAGTGAACTTGGTAACGGAATTTTGACAGTAAAAGTAAATCCTGTTGAAGGGGTCGGTGTTTGGAAAATAGATGACCAGCCAAGGTACAATTATAGGATTGATGCGATAGAAATTGGACCGAACAACACGGTTAAACGATACACGCCAAGCGAAGGTACATATCAAGCGCTTGAAGGATTCGTGTCACCTGATGGTCAAACATTCTCAATAACAAGAGAAGCGTTTATTGATAAAGCGTTTGAACAGGATATTGAAATGGAGGATGGAAATAGACTTGAAATTAGTACAACAATTGAATTGTATGCTAGACCTGCGGATAAAGTAAAATACCCAAATGATTTTATAAGAAATTATAATTTTAGAATTGTTGTTCCATCTACAGGTAATACTGTACAACCCGAGGGTTCATTAGTCTCCATACAAAGAAGTGAAGACGTTGATTTACCTGACTATAATGGTAAACAATATTACAATATAAAAAGACCTGATGGTGGGTACATTACTTATAACTTCAGTTGTTCTCGTTGTGTAATAACTAAAGTTGAGGTTGTTAAGTCAAACGAACAAACATCGGTACAAAACATAACAATAACCAATACTCCTGATACCAAATATACAAACGTTATCGATGTGAAAAACTCAGGAAGATTTGTTTTATCTGTAACTTATAATAATGCGGACGTGCCAGGAACATTTACAGCAAAGAGTGAACCTTTCACTTTATAACATAACAACATATTTATATAGAAAGAATATTATGGACATCAATACAGCAATCAGCAATTATCTTGGAAAAAAAATTAATTATTCTGAAAAAGATAATAACGACGGAACAAAAGAAGTTTGCGACTTAGCAACGGGCCAATGTTATACAGTAAGAGAACGTGATGGTCTTATCGAAAGAGCAGGAAACAGTACTTACGCTAACAGACAAGTTATGGTTGAAACCGATAACGGATTAAAACAATTATTAAACGGATAAAAAATGAGTTTAGATAAAAAAATATTAAGTGAGATTGACAGATACAGAAGTATCAACAAATACATCACAGAACAGGCTGAAGAAATTCCAGCAACACCTGAGGAAGATTTAGGTGCATTAGCACCACTACCTGGAGATGCGGGAGCAGGAGCACCACCTCCACCAGCAGGGGCAGTTCCACCACCAGCACCAGCGGCACCTGCTTCAGGTCCATTGGATATTGAAAACGACCCCGACGTAGAAAAAATTGACGACGAAGGTAATAGTGAAGAAGGTGATAAAGGTTCTGATTCTGAAGAACTTGATATTACAGAATTGGTGGATTCTCAAAAAAGTATCGAAACAAAACAAGATGAGTATTTTAATAATTTATTTGGACAATTAAATGATTTACAATCAAGATTGGGAGAAATGGATAGTATCATGAATAAGTTAAATTCACTTGAAGCTAAGATTGAGAAATACAGAGAAAAAACTCCACAAGAAAAATTAGAGTTAAGAACATACGACTCATACCCATTCAATCAAAAACTTTCACAGTTTTTTGATGATAAGTCAGAAGAGATGGAAAAGACGGGAAAAAATGATTATGTTTTAACTTCCGACGAAGTACAAGACATTAACGTTAACGATATCAAAAACTCTTTCCAACCAGGGGGAGGGGAAGACAAAGAAAACTACAAAACTTCATTTAGATAAAAACGGAAGGTGTCGAAAGACACCTTTTTTTTATTTGACAAATCGATATTATCACCTATATTTATGAAACAATTTAATCATTTAATTTAAAAAAACATGAGTTCATTAGACGCCGTATTGGCACAGTACGAAAAATCACAACAATCAGCGGGCGGGGCCCAAAACAAGATGTCGCAAGACGAAAGAATGAAAAAGTATTTCGCTTTAATCCTTGGGGATAAAGAGAAGTCAGGTCAGAGAAGAGTAAGAATCCTTCCTACCACAGATGGTTCCTCACCATTCAAAGAGGCATGGTACCACGAAATCCAAGTAGGTGGTCAATGGCAAAAATTCTACGACCCAGGAAAGAATGACAACGAGCGTTCACCTTTAAACGAGGTTTACGAAGAGTTGATTGCCACAGGTAAAGAGTCTGACAAACAGTTAGCCGCTCAATACCGTTCTCGTAAATTTTATATCGTTAAAGTTATCGACCGCGACCACGAGGAAGACGGTGTGAAATTTTGGAGATTTAAACACAATTACAAGAATGATGGTATCTTAGATAAAATCATTCCAATTTGGAGAAACAAAGGTGATATCACTGATGCTGAGAAAGGTCGTGATTTAATCATCGAATTAGCAAAATCTAAAACACCTGCAGGTAAAGAATACACAACCGTATCTACGATTATGTATGATGACCCAGCTCCTGTTCACACAGATGCTGCACAAGCAACTGCTTGGGTTAATGATGAGTTAAGTTGGTTAGATGTTTATTCTAAAAAACCTGTTGACTATCTTGAAGCAATTGCTCGTGGAGAGACTCCAAAATGGAGTACTGAAAAGGGTGGATATGTTTATGAGAACTCTACAGTTGAAACCGAATCATTCGGTGGTGGAGCATCTAAGAGTGGTAAACCAGCTGTAGCTGCGGACCCACAAGCAAATGACGAACCAGACGGTGATTTACCGTTCTAATTTATAACAAGGGTGGGAATCCCCACCCTTTAATTTTTTATCACATGACATTTAAAGAAGAAATTGACTTGCAGTTAAGGGATAACAAGACGTTGTCCTATGAAATCTTAAGTCAACTAAAAGACAAAGGTTACTTCTCAGGTAGGAGTAAACAGATTGGTGATACTGTTTTATTTGGTATGTTAAAAGATGAAGACGAGGATGGTGTTTCGGTTATTAGAATCGTAACTTTCCATGAAGAAGAAATCGGAACTCTTTACGAAGAAGACGACACCTTTTACAACAGAAACAAAGTAAATAAGTTACCCAACATTAAAAGAATAGAAAATGGCAATTAAGAAAAACGATTTTAAGTCTATCAAAGACAAATTCTCAACATCGGCGAAATATAAACCCCAAAGGTTTTTTGACTTAGGTTCTGATTTCTTAGATGCGGTTGGTTTACCAGGTCCTGCAATTGGTCACTTGAATATGTTCCTTGGTCACTCAGATACAGGTAAGACAACGGCTCTTGTAAAAACAGCTGTTGATGCTCAGAAGAAAGGTATACTTCCTGTGTTTATTATCACAGAACAAAAATGGTCATTCGAACACGCCAAATTAATGGGGTTTGATTGTGAAGAGGTAGTTGATGAATCAACAGGTGAGTTAGATTGGGATGGTTTCTACATCTTCAATAACAACTTCAGTTACATCGAACAGATTACTGACTATATCAACTCGTTATTAGACGAACAAGAAAAAGGTAACTTGGACTACAGTTTGTTGTTTTTATGGGACTCAGTGGGTTCTGTACCATGTAAGATGACCTTTGAAGGTAAAGGTGGTAAACAACACAACGCAAGTACCTTGGCCGACAAGATTGGTATGGGTATTAACCAAAGAATTTCAGGGTCTCGTAAAGCTGATTCAAAATATGAAAACACCTTGGTTATTGTTAACCAACCATGGGTTGAACTACCTGACAATCCTTTCGGACAACCGAAGATTAAAGCTAAGGGTGGTGAAGCCATTTGGTTAAACTCATCATTGGTATTCTTATTCGGTAATCAAAAAGGTGCGGGTACAACTAAAATTACCGCAACTAAAGATAAGAGAACAATTAAATTCGCATCAAGAACAAAAGTTTCTGTAATGAAAAACCACATCAATGGATTGGGTTACGATGACGGAAAGATTATTGTTACACCACACGGATTCATTGGAGGTAAAGAGGCTAGTGAAGAAAAAACTTCATTAGAAAAATACAAAAAAGAATACGCAGACTATTGGAAGGATATCATCGGAACTGATGGTGACTTCGATTTGAAAGAAGAAAAAGAAGATTAGTATTATTGTTTCACCCTTTAAATCACACCAGTGATTAAGACATTATTAGTAGACGGAGACAATCTGTTTAAAATAGGATTTCACGGAGTTAGAGAGATGTATGATAACGGAGACCACTTAGGTGGAATCTATCACTTCATCAACATCTTAAGACGGTTTCTAGAAGAGCACAACTTGGATAAGGTTGTGGTCTTTTGGGACGGTGATTCGAACTCATCAATTAGGAAATCTATATACCCCCAATATAAGGCGAATAGAAGGCAGGACATGAACGAGTACAAGTACGAGTCATACCTCCAACAAAAATCTCGAGTTAAACAATATCTCGAGGAGATATTCGTACGCCAAGTTGAGATGATTAACAACGAGGCTGATGACTTAATTGCTCACTACTGTAAAGTTGCAACGGATGAAGACGTAATAATATTCTCAGCCGACAAAGACTTAACTCAACTCATATCTGAAAAAGTTACCATATATTCTCCAATCTCAAAACAGTATTTTAAGAATGGGGATATGATAACAATCAATAAGGTTGAGATACCACATTATAACGTTTTACTTACCAAAGTTTTCACAGGAGACAAGTCCGACAATATCGATGGTATTGAAGGATTAGGGGAAAAAACTTTAGTAAAATTCTTCCCTGATTTGCTGGGAAAACCATGCATTATGGACGAATTACTCGATAATGCACGAAATAACCAGCAGAAGAAAAAACCAAAAGCCCTTGAGAATATTTTGACTGGTAAGACAAAAAATGGTATACTTGGTGAAGAGTTCTACAACACAAACATGAAGATTGTAGACCTTGGGAACCCACTTATTACCGATGAAGGTAAAGAACTTGTCGAACAAATATATACAGACACAATTGACCCTACAGACAGAGGGTACAAAAACTTAATGAGACTTATGATGGAAGACGGTCTCTTCAAATATCTTCCAAAAAACGATGAGGCTTGGGTAAACTTCCTAAGACCATTTATGAAATTAACAAGAAAAGAAAAACGAAACACAAACAAAAATTAAAATCGCATGAAAGAGCAAGACAGTACAAAAATGGAATTCCTTTTAACATTGAATGACAACATTGTAGTTCAAAGATTCTTTAACGTTAGAGGGTATAACCCTAAAGCGAAAAACTCGGTGGAGTTGTATAACTTCATTTTAAGTTTAAGAGATGAATTGATTTACACGTTAAAAATGAAGGCCGTAATTTACATGATGGATAACAAAGATGCTATTGAGCATGACCCATCAATTATGAATACATCTTACACAGATGGACCTGAAGTTTTTAACATTTATGTTAAAGTTGGTGAACAGACAATTTGTCATAGAGTTTTTGATGGAAAACTTTTTCCACCAAAAGTTCGTTATACCGTTGACGCAAGACCACTTTTAAAAGAGGTTCTTCGTGACCTAACTGACATTTTTTCAAATCACAAATTAACTTACGAATATTTGGAATTTGACCTAAGTAAGTAACTATTTAATAATACAAGGGACAATTTTAAATTAAAATATGAACAAAAATTTCGATTATTTAGGTAATACATTTCAAATCCAACTACTAAATCAAATAGTGGTTGACAAGGACTTTTCATCGTCAATTATGGACGTGATTGAGTCGTCGTACTTTGACAACAAGTACTTCAAAATCATCTTACAGATGATAAAAGAATACTACGTAAAGTACGAATCAACACCTAATTTCGAAACTCTTGACCAAATTGTTAAATCAGAAATTACACAAGAAATCGTAGCAAAAGTGGTCTTGGATACCTTAAAACAGGTAAAAGATGCTCCTTTTGAAGGAACGACATTTGTTCAAGAGAAAGCTTTAAAGTTCTGTAAACAACAAGAACTTCAGAAGGCGATGGATAAAGCTCAGAAAATTATTACAGAAGGTGATTTTGAGTCTTACGATAAGGTTGAAGGGTTAGTGAGAAATGCGTTACAAGTCGGCGAAATCGACAAGGGACAAACAGATATTTTTGATAACTTGGATACAGTATTGGATGAGGATTATCGCCACCCAATCCCAATGGGAATTCCGGGAATTGATAGATTACTTAAGGGTGGTTTGGCTAGGGGTGAGATTGGTGTAATACTCGCACCAACAGGTGTTGGTAAGACAACCATTTTAACCAAAATTGCAAACACGGCATTTAACTTGGGGTACAATGTTCTTCAAATCTTCTTTGAAGACAACCCTAAAATTA